CGCCGGCGGCCTGCGCGACTGCAGATAGCGGAACCGTGCTGGCAACGCTGACGCTGCCTTCAGACTGGATGGCGGCAGCGTCAGGTGGATCGAAGGCCAAATCCGGCACATGGCAGGATGCATCAGCGGATGCAGCGGGGACGGCAGGGCATTTCCGCATCTACGATTCAGGCGACACGACCTGCCACATGCAGGGAACGGTGAGCGCAACGGGCGGCGGCGGGGATATGACCGTAGACAATGCGGTGTTTGCATCTGGCCAGCAATTCACCGTGACGACATTCAGTATCACCGACAATAATGGCTGACGATAAGTGCTCGCCTTTGCCCCTCTTGGCGCGCTTCCTCTTGCAGACGACATTGTTGAGCGTCTTGCATCGGCAGCCATTACCGAGGCAGCAGATACGCTTGCGTCGGCTGCTGTCCTGTCGATTACTGGCACAGCGTCTATCACGGAAGCATCCGACACGCTATCCGCGACAGCCGCTCTCCAGATATTGGGCGCTGCTGCAATCACCGAAGCGGCAGACACTCTTGCCTCAACGGCCACCAAGGAAATCTTTGGCGTCGCAGCCATTACCGAAGCTGCTGATACGCTCAGCGCTACAGCGCTCAAAGTCATCAGGGGACGCATAACAGGTGTTACGAGCGGGACAACGCGGGCAGATGGTTCATTCGGCGGGGCAGTGCGCGCTGTTGGCATCTCCGGAGGCGGCAAGAGATCGGGCGGGTCCTCCGGTGGAGGAGTGCGCATCGGAGGCACGACCGGCGGCGGTAGAAGGGCATATGGAAACTGATGCTTGAGCCTGGGAAAATCTATGTCGAAACAGAACTTCGGCTTACGGCCGCATTCACGGATAGCGCCGGCACGGCGATTGATCCAGATACGGTGACGTTCAAGACGTTTTCGCCGTCAGGGGACGAGGCAACCTATGTCTACGGCACCGACAGCGAAGTGCAGAAAGCCTCTACCGGGAATTATACAGCCGATATCGTGCCGGGTGAAGCCGGACGCTGGTTTTTCCGCTGGAAAACCACGGGAACCGGCAAAGTGATTGCTCTTGAAGGCGAATTCATCGTCAAGAAATCGGCATTCTTCGACGACCCTCTTACGGATTATTGCTAGATGTCGAGAACCACGACCGAGCTTGCAACCGAAGTCATGCGGCTGCCGAACTGGCTCTCTCAGGATGAGACGCCGGATGCAGCCGATGACGCTCATATCAAGCGAATTTATTCCGACTGGTTTGCCTACGCGCAGTTGCAGGAGCGCGATGTGGTCTACTGGCCGGAAGCCACGATCCCGAATGAAGCCTTCCTCGCCATTGTCAGGATCATAGCGGATATGGCCGGGCCGTCTTTTGGTGACCCCGCGCCGGTCGAGATCGATGTGGAAACTGGAATGCAGGTTTCGATGGGCAAGAAGGGCTGGAACATGCTGCGGCGGCTGACATCGCGGGAGGCGTCTGGGTTGCCAGCGCCAGGGACGTATTTCTGATGGGTAAACCCGTCCAGATCTCTCTCGGTATCCGCTCCAACCCGGCGCGGAACCGGCAGGCAGGCTATGCCCAGCTTATCAACTGCTTTGCCGAAGAAACCCAGCAGGATGGCAAGACCGTCTGGACGATTTGCTCCACCGAGGGACTGACAGCGTTCGGCTCTGCGCTCGCAGGCGGCGGCGTCCGTGCAGGCATCAGCGTTGGCCAAACAGCCTATGTTGTTATTGGTCGTAACGTTTATGCTGTGAACTCCAGCGGAGTCGGAACGCTCATCGGCGGCATCGCGACAGACGGCCCGGTATTCATGGAGCGCAATCGCCGCAACCCTGCCCAGATCGGCGTGGTCTCGGACGGCCTTTACTACGTGATCGACACGCAGGCCAATTCCGTCACGGAGATCAGTGACCCCGATTTACCCTCTCCGATCTCGATCTCCGTGCTCGACGGTTACGGTATTATTCCGGTGATCGGCGCGTCATACATGCTGACCGGCATTGATGATTTTACCACGATTGACGGCTTGGATGAAGGAACCTTAGAGGCGTATCCTGACGAAGTTCTTCGCTCCATGACGCTAGAGCGCGAAGCGGTGTTTTTCAAAGAGACGAGCATCGAGTGGCACCAGAACACGGGTGATCCGGATTTTCCATTCGCCCGCGTCCATGCTCTGGAACTTGGCTGCCTTGCCGGGGATAGCGTCGCCAAGGTCGATACACAGTCCCGCAAAACCATCATCTGGGTTGCGCCAGACCACACGGTTCGCCTAATGAGCGGCTATTCCGGCGAAGTCATCTCGACGAATGAGATTGAGGAACTGACCAAGGATCTCGACGAAGCCGGGAACGCCGATCAGCTTAAGGGCTTTGCATGGGCTTACGCAGGGCGTTTTTTCTACTGCCTAACGAGCAACTCATGGACGCGTGTCTTCGACAGTAAGACCGGGCACTGGCATACACGCGAAAGCTACGAACTCGACCGCTGGCGGGTCAGCACCGTATTCAAATTCGGCAACAAGATCATCGCCGGGGACTATAGCACAGGCCAGCTCTACACGCTCAGCAACAAGGTGTTCACCGAGGCGGGCAACCATCTAGTTTCCGAGGTTATCACGCCGCCGGTCCATGCTTTCCCTTACCGGATCAAATTCAACGGCCTCTATATCGATGCAGCGACCGGCGGCGGCCTGAACTCGACAGACACGCATGCAAGCGATCCGAAACTGCTTGTCGCGTGGAGCGATGACGGTGGTTATAGCTGGTCAACGGAGCGCGAGCGCGACCTCCACGCGACAGCCAAATATCGACGCGTCAAACCGATCTACCGCATGGGCCGCACTGGGCAGAAAGGTCGCCTGTTCCGGTTCAGGATATCCGCGCCAGTTGAGCGCGTCCTGATGCAGACTTCCGTAGATTTCAATCAGTTGGCGGCATAGATGGCAAAAATCTCCCTCCCTTCACCGAACGTGCCGCTGGGCACCGCCAAGATCAACGGCGAAGATCTTCAGGTCAATATCACCGCGTCATGGTTCCAAAAAATGACCGAGTGGCTCAAGAAAACCAATCAGGACACGCTAAGCACGAACGGCAAGCTAACCGTCTCAGCAACGTCTGATACCAACCTTCAATTCTCATACATTGGCAGCGATGGAACAACGCGCACGGGCAATCTCACGCTGTCCTGAGATAATCACTAAATCATGAAGATCAACAGGAGACTGTAGTGGGATTTTTCTCAAATCTTACTGGCGGAGACTCGCGCCGTGACATTCGGCGCTCAAAGGCCAGGGCCGAAGGTCTTCTGACGGAAGGCTATGAAGGTGCGACAGATCGGTATGATGAAGCCTTTGACATCTTCACGCCATATGCGGAGCAGGGTCAAGAGGCGAACCGGCTTTACGGTCAGGCGATCGGATTGGGGACAGATGCCGAGCGCGAAGCCGCCCAAAGTAGATACTTCCAAGATCCTGCCATGCAGTCGATTCTTGGCGATAAATCAAACGCTCTGCTACGCCAGTTGAATGCGCGAGGCAGTACTTACGGTGGGAAAGCCGCTTTGGCTGGCGCTCGCGTTGGACGTGAGAACTATGAGGGATGGTTAAACCGCCTTATGGGGCAAGGCCAGCAGGGGGGGCAGTATGCTGGTCGGCAGGCTGGCATCAGGATGGGACAGGGTGATATGACCTATGGCTTCAAGTCCTCCCTCGCAGGAAATGAAATCAATGCAGGCAACGCCATGGCTAGCACACGCAATACGGGCATAAACAATCTCTTAGGGGCAGCGGGAACTGCTGCGAACGCGTTCGCAGCCTTCTCTGACATCCGCTTGAAGCGGGATATTGAGGAAGTCGGCGCACTCCCGTCCGGCCTGCCTGTGTACAGCTTCCGATATCTGTGGAGCGATGATCTTTATCAGGGCGTCATGGCTCACGAAGCGGTTGAGCTTTTCCCGGATTCGGTCAGCTACACCGATGACGGGTTCGCAATGGTCAATTACGGCGCGATCTCATAAGGCAGACAATTCATGGCATCCTACCATGTCCCACTTCCCCGGTATAATCCAGGGCCTCAGGGTATTGATTTCTCGCCGCTAAGCCGTGGTTTCGAGGCCGTAGGCCAGCGGCTGGAGAAAAACCGCCTCCTCGACCAGCAGAAGCAGATCGGCTCCGCGATCCAGTCCGGCGACTACAGCGGCGGCGCGGCGAAAGCGTTCGAATATGG